TACAAAGCCAGTTTAAAAGCATCAGCTCCATTATCGAAATCGTGATTGCCTTTTAAAAGCTCTACTTTAAAACTTGTTGTAAGTGTTGATGTAATTGCCATAATTATAGTTTCCTAATTAAATCAGAAGCTTGAGTTAAACCTTCTTTATCTAATTTATTATTAATTGTAATCCTATCAGATTTTATAGCATTTTGCATATATTGTTCAATAACTTTTGTAATGTTGTCTTTGTAAGTTTTAACTTGCTCTTGTATTTGTTCAGGAGCATCTTCGCTTGTTTGAATGATTCTATCAATACAAAGTTTTGCCCAAAACTCAGGCGGATGGCCGCCTTCGTTTGTTGTATGAACTTCTATAATTCCCAGCTCGGGTCCAGCTTTATAACTCATTACCATTTGTTAGGTTCTCCTACTTTATTTTTTTTAAGGTGGCTGTCATGTTTATCAATTAAGACAGGCTCTTGATGCACTTTTTTTATATCTAAATCACTTAATTTTTTTACTTGTACAGAATCTTCGTTTTGCAAAACAACCAGAGGATCTGCAAGCCTATGATAACCGTATAGTTTTTGCTCTGCGGGTACATCTGTATCTAATAAACCGCTACTAGCAGCTACTTCTACTTGTATGCCTTGAGATACACACTTTGATAACCAAAATTCGCAACAAGCTCTTCCTGCTTCTGCAAAATGCAAATTACCTTTGTAAGAAAAATCTATACCAAATAACTTTAAGTTAGCTACTTCATTCCAATAAGCAAAGGCTATTGCATAGGCAACCGTATTATTTAAGTAAAAACAACTTGTTTGTTCTACAATTTCTTTAATTGGATAGCTTTTAAGACCTGGACAACGCTCATCTAATTCACAAGTATAAATAGGGCCTTCATGTTCTGTTAGTAGTTTAGACATACTATCGGTTTGACCGCCTGCATCATCAGTATCTAAGAATCTAGATGCTGGATCCATCATAAATACTCTATCATGATAAATTACAGACGCTACTGCGTTAATAGCCCACACTTCATCAAAATGAGTACCATGAGATTTTGCCAAGTTGTAATCAAACCAACTTTTTCCCATACCCACAATAGCTACAGTTTTACCTTTAAGGCTTTTAATTTTTTTCATTTTCTCTCCTTTTTTTACGAAACAGAAGTTCGCAAAGAATCGTAACGATATTCGTCTCTTCTTCCTCTAGCCTCTGCTTGGTTCTTCAATCTTAAAATTTCTAAATTAAATCTTTTTTCATAAAGACTCATCATATCAGCATCACCCTTCATAAAAGTGTAGGCTTCAACTAAACATCCATATAACAAAGCGTTTCTTGCATTTTGAGAAATCCACGTACCAGATGTTTGACTTGTTAAACTGCTAGGATCATACAGATAATGAAGCTCGACATTGTAATCTTGATCTGGAACAGGAGAAACAATAAGAGTAGATCCATTATCTGAACCTGTAGAAAGTTCTTTATCAAAGTCTGCATAGTACAAAGGCCTTCCTCTTTCTGAAGTAGCCGTTGGATCTGGAGTATATTCCCGCATAAAACTTGTATGTTTTTTATCTAAATAATGATAGTCTCCATTACCGTCAATTACAGCTAAAGAAAAACTTAATTGAAAATCTGAAGGAGCTGTAAGATATGTATTGCCAGTAGTTAAATGCCCAGTTACATTTTTTCTAAAAAAATCAAATTGAACTAACTCAAAAATTCTTTCTTCAGTATTTACTATAAAATCATCTAAGGTTGCAACAAAAGTAGTCTCACTATTTTGTACATAGTTTTGTATTAGAGTTTTTAATTCAGCTAATGTCATGATGTGATAATTGTAACGCTTCCTAATGATGATGTCATTTTAGAAATTACAAAGTTTGTTGGTAGCGTTGAAGGATTCATAAAATCATCTTGATAAATACTAGAACTGGTAACTACCACAAAACCTTCTCCAGCTTCCGCGTCATTATTTGGTCTTGGTTTATACAAAGCTTCAGGATCTGAAACATGAGGCTCTGGTTCTAATTGAGGATGTTTTGGCTCATAACACTCAGGGCAAACTTTAAAGCCTGTCCATTCTTCCTTTAATTCACTAAGTTTATACTCAAAAGAACATCTATCGCATAGCGCTATTGCAAATTTGCCAAGTGCGTAAGCCATTTTAATTCATCCTAATACTTGGTCGTATTTTAAAAGAAGCCCTATCTTCATCTTGATCGGCAGCTCTTCTAAATTCTTCTTCATACAAAGCTTTTAACTGAGGTGTTAATTGTGGTGCTTTTTTTAAAGATAGATAATAAGATAAACCTGCGACAAAACAAGGGTAAAACCTAAAAGGCATATCCATAGTATTTGTTGCAGCGTCAGCATCATCCATTCTAATAATTTTGTTAAATACTAAAATATCGGTAGAATTTTCTGGGGTTGGCCACACTTTTAAAACAGGAGAAATTGTTTTGTCTAAAAAGTATTGAGACGGTCTAGCTTGAGTTTCTTTGTTGGGTATATTTAAATATTCAGATCTTCCAATTCTACTAATAGAAATATCAGTTTGAACATTATTAACCGTTCTCCTAACTACAACATCTAAAATATCTATTACATTAGAATTTAAAGTATAGTTAGCTGTTCCCTGAGTAACCGTTTGGGTATCTTGTTCTATTGTCCATTGATTTAAACCTCTGTTAGCCCATTCTGCAAGCATTAAATTAACACTTCTTATTGCGGTTTTTAAATCATATCCTGTTCTTAATTCAAGACCACAGCGCTCGTAAGCTTCTTCAATAAACTCTGTTACGTTTGGCTCAAAATTTGTACTGTTTGAAGTTGCCATCTATTTCTCATATAAATTGTTAAATGTAATTGATGGATCTAAATAACTTTCATGACCTTCAGCAGAATGCGCCCATTGTGACGGCTTAAAATCTGGAGGTCCTTCACCTGTAACCCATAATGCAGGACTTGTTGCCCTTACTCTGTTATTTGGTAAAGCAATCAAGTTACCTTTCCATTCACAATCCTCAGTTATATATAATACATGAGATTGTTTGTGTTGTGCAGGGTCATCTGCAATTTCATTATTGGTGTAATCAACCGTAAACAAATATTTAGCTGTATAAAATTCTGCTCCTATTTTTGCTAACCAAGGAGAAGAGCTTACCCTGTCCATTATTACAACCGAATGATCTCTTGATTCACAATCCCAAGGTTGAACTAAGTGATCTTCCATAGGTTTTGGAAAATCTTCCATAGGAATATCAGCAACTAATCCTTGAATAGGCATTCTGGCCCACATAGCGCCCCCATGGATGTTTCCCTCATCCCAATCATCACAATTAGCCTCTTCTCCAGTAAATACAACCTGGAAGCTTAGAGATCTATCTGGAATAGTGTTTACGGCTATTGCAAGCGCATGTATGTACTCATCTTGGTACTTTTGATGATTGTGAGTAAACTCTCTCCTAACCCAGCATTTAAAATGTGGGATGTTACTTATAAGATGTGGCACTAATTAGCTTTGATCAGCTCTTCTTCTGTTTGCATTTCCTGCTATTACAGATCCACCTTTAGATTTATACATCATGCTTCCACCTTTAGACTGCTTCATTACGCTTCTGCCTTTAGATTTTTTCATAATGCTGCTGTATTTTGTATTTTTCATTATTATTTACCTTTTTTAATTGTTTTTTTCTTAGCAGGAGCTTTTTTCTTAGGCATATTTAAATAAATACGGTTATCAGAAACAGGCTCGTCTGGTCTAACTTTTGCATCAAGTCTTGCTTGAATTTTTGGATCTTTTTTTTCTTTTCCTGGCATATTTACTCCTAACTTATGGTTGTTACCTTTCTTTTATTATTCATCACTTTACCACATCCTTTAGCAATAAACCCACCATTAAATTTCTTGATTCTATTTTGCTTAGACATAGCTCTTTCTATAGCATCACCTCTTTTCTTTTCATAAGAAGTTTGAACACCATCATCCATACCAAATTTTTTACTCATAGGTCCTCCTGTAAACTTTTTTTGCCAGCTAATTCTTTCTGGTCCTTTTTTCTTTCTTGCCGATGCATTGCATTGAGCCTTTGTTGGTCTACATGCAGGGTATGGTCTTTTAGATTTTGTAGCTGACTTTCTACCACATGGTTTGCCAGTTTTACAGTCTATCCAACCTTTACCTTTGTTGCGTGAAAACCACTTTTTTAAACCTTCTTCAGCCATTATCGTTTTCTATTATTCATAATGCAACCTTGACCTCTAATGTCCCCACCAGCTGCTTTTTTAACTCTGCTTTTGTTTCCCCAATTTTTTGCGCCTACTTTACGGCATTTGACCAAAGCTCCGCTTGCATAAGCAGAAGGCCAAACTTTATATCTTGATTTTACTTTATTGTAACAAGCGTCTTTTGTTCCTTTTGCCATTAGCACTTCCACCTTCGTCTTGCTTGACGTATTCTTGAATTAGGATCATTTCTAGTTTTAGCTGAACTTCTTTTAAGTTGCCCAAGTGATCTAGCGCAATAAGACTTGCGTCTTTTAGCTGCTGCACTTCCTTTTTTAACCTTTCCCGTTACTGCTGTTTTAAGTTTAGAGCCTGGATTAGCTTTACGATAAGCGGCTACACCTTTTTTGGTCATACCAGCGCCTTTTTTAGTAGGACGGTAATTAGCTCCCTTTCCTGTAGTGGTTCTTCGGATGGGTTTTGCTTTCGTTCGTGTTGCCATATTAATTAATATAGTAGCACCACAAGGATGCTACTACAAAGTTAAGATGTTAAGAATGAAAAACAGTTACTCTATCTATATTACTTAATACGACATGAATACCATCTTGAAACAAAACACCTGAGTCTGGAATGTTTAAAGTTTCAGTATCGTTTGCATTACAAGGAGCAATTAAAAGAGTGGTACCAGTAACAGAACCGTCTCTAAAAGTTACTGTACCGTCAGAAGTTCCTCCAGCAATAACATAACCTCTTAATCTAGATCTGCCTGCTTGCAAAACAGCTCCGCCTGTAGCGGCGCTAACGCTGGTAGCTGTTTTTACATCAGAACCTACAATTCTACCTGCCATTGTTTACTCCTATCTTTCTATCATTACATTAATGTAATCAATAGTCATAGTTTTTGCTACTGCTTCACCATTTTGAATACCAAATGAAATAGTTAAGTCTTCATCATTTGGAAGGTTAGTATCTACAAGAACTAAAGGCTCTGCATTATTAACAGAGTAATGTACATTTGAAGTATTTGGGTCAATAAACCAACTTAAAGTAATAAATGTATCATTTGCCATAGTAGCGATACTTGAAGCTGTAGTAGCGGTATTGTTTTTCTCAACAGAAAGATCAACTGTTGCTGCTCCATCTGCACTAATGAAATAAACACCGTCTGTTACATCAAGAGGAGAAGTATCAGTTATATGTAATCCCATAACGAAATCACTTTGAGTTGCGTCACTTACTTTAAATCTGCTTGAAAAGAATGCTCTTTTTCCAGCAGCAAGTGTAAATGCTTCGCCTTTTAACTGTAAGAAGTCTAGATCGTTATCTCCAGCTGCATTAGTAAGCAATAAAGCTCCACCAGCAGATGAGGTAACTGCTTCTGTTGCACTTCCTGTACCAGCTTCAGTTGTAGTGATTGTCCAATCACCAGAGTTGTACGTCATAAAGTCATTAAAATAACCGTAGTACGTTTGATCCGATGGATATGGTTGAAACATCGGTAAGTCTTTTTTACTTTTACTAGCAACAGTATTACCTGCCCATAGTATTAGATTTTGAAAATGTGGATTAGCCATTATGAACTCCTTTTATTTGTATTAATGGAAACCTTTACGGTCCTCATCAAGCTAATTAACTGAATTCAGTTTACTATGAGGCATCTTCTAAAGCAATAGGAAGTGAATCTTTTGCTTCCAATACTTTATTTCTTGCTTCTACTAATGATTCGTAGGTTTCTTTGATGATAGGGTCCTTACCAAAATGTTCTAACATATCTGCTCCCACCATCTCTATTAGTGCTTGAGCTGTAATTAATCTACCGTTTATATCTTGAATTTTTGAATTTACTGACATGTTGTTGTACTCCTTCTTTTGCCTTATGTCATATTTAACCGCTAGGTCTATATTTATTAGTTTCTTTTGTAGATCAGAATAACTATTCCAATCTCTAATTTCTTCTAAAGTTCTGCCACAACCAGCACATTGTTCGTCTGTTCCATACGTAGTTGAGCAAACACCTGTGCAGGGGTTTTGAGATAGGGACACAACATCACTAAGAATGTTCATGCCTCAATTCTACATATTTTTATACGAATTGTAAATTTAGAGGAAAAAAAGGGGGCTGTTAAGCCCCCAATAATTGTAGTTGAGTAAAAAACGCTACAATCAACCGTTCAATTAAGCTCCTTGAGAACCGTAAACGGCTCTGAAGTTAGAATATCCGAATGAATATCTTTCTCTAGCTTTGTATCTCATGTTTCCAGTATCGAAATCACCTTCTAATGCAGTTTGCATCGGAGATCTTTCAAAATACTTAAATCCATCAGGACAGTCTGTTTTCAAGAAGAAAGCATCTGTATCTGTTAGATAATGATTTACAACATAGCCATCAGGAATCATACCTTGATTTCTGATTGAGTTAATGTCGTTGTCAGAAGTACCAACTCGCCCAGGAGTTTGTAATAATCTGTCAGCAACAAACTGCAACTGAGGTGGAACAATCAACTTCATTCCTTTTAGTGCAATATTAAGACCTTTATCATCCGTAAATGTAGAGATATTAATTAATGCATCTTCAAGTGAAGTTTCATTAAGATCCGCCATAGTGGTTGCTCTATTTGCTAAAGTACCGCCGCCCCCTAGAGGGTGAGCAGTATTGATTAATGATACACCATCACCACCAGCAGTAGAGAACGCATTGTTCAATACAGCCGCAGCTTTGATTTGTTTAGTATTAGCCATAGATCTAGCTAATGCTTTTGTGTATCTAGCACCAAGACGATCATACAAATTATCTTCAACAGCTTCCTCTGTTAGCGCGAATGCTAAAGCAACTGTTTCGTGAGTATAACGAGAAGTATATCCTTCGTTAGCATTGTCAAATCTGACTCCGCTTCCTTCAGCTTTTACTTCAGCATTACCAAACCCAACGATTAAAGTTTCTTCTTCAAACGCTCTATCAGAACTCTCTGTATCAAAGATTTCTGTATGTTCTGCTTCATACCTAGCATATTCCATACCGAATAAGGCATTTAGGCCAGGCTCTAATTCTTTCGCTAATTGCGCTCTATTTATTGCCATTATTAAACTCCTGTAGGATCGACATAGAAATGCTCATTAAACTTAACTATAACGTTAACGTTAGCTGAACCTGTAGTACTGTTATCTGGATCAGAGCTAAAGCCCATAATTCTGAAAGTCGCAGTTGTTGCGGCTGTTGTTCCAGATAATTCTACCGCTGACATACCAGTTTTGGTTGAGCCAGTAGTATAAGAAATATCTGCATTTAAGCCAACATCAGTCTGCGCTGGAGAACCTGCGCTCTGAATTTCAAATACAGCATTAGGATCATCTACCACAAACGCTACAATATCGGACGATACAGTTCCATCAGGGTAGTAAGAACTAAAAACAACGTCTCCGCTGCTATCAGTATACTGACAACCCCTAAAGACGCCTACTGATTCATCACCAGCTGCTGCTACTAAAATAGTACCAGTATTAAGCATCTTAACTAAATCGCCTGAAAAAATATTCCCAGAAGCGCCAGAAGCAATTTTATATTCCGTCATGCCGCCATTAGCAACACCAGAACCTAATTTACCTACTACTCTTGCTCCAAAGGGTGCATTTTTGTTAGACATAATAAGTCACCTATATTATTTAAAATTAAAAAAAGTGATGATCAACTACGTTGACCACCGCCAAAAGTTACTTTGCTTGATCTCTCTGGTTTTAACATCGGAGAGCTTGGGTCAGATTCTCTTAATAAATCGTTATCTACAGCATCTTGCTGAGTGTGCGCACGATCTGCGAAGTAGGAGTTTCTTTCTTCGCGTGTTTCGTTAGGAATCTTAGCCAGCAGCAAACCGCCAACTGAAACTACTCCCGCATGTTTACCGTCATCTAAAGTAGGAAGCTCGAATCCATCTAACTCTTCGGCCCTGACAAGATCGAAACCTTCTCTCATCCTTGAAGTTACATTTTTTCTGTCTTCGCTACCTGCGATTTCAGCTCTGATCCACCTGTAGGTATAACCTTCAGGTGCGGGAGGAGTATCCAACATTGATGGTGGACTCCAGGGTTTGCGAGCAACTTTTTTAGCTCGAGTGTCGGCAGAACGTGGTGTTCTGTTTAAATCTTTTTTATCTTCTGTCATAGTTTTACCTTTTAACATATTTAGCGTACTCGCCCAGCGGTACGTTTAATCTTTTAGCCATTTGAACTTCAGATGGAGACAATTTTACTTGTCTTTTGTTAGAGCCTGGATTACCAGCAACTCTTCCAGCTGAAGCCACCTTTTGTTGAGGCTTAGATTTAACAGAAGATTCTGTAAACTTCTGCGGGAACTCTTTACGAATTCTCCTATCGACCTCAGTATAGTACTCTTCTGAACCAACGTCAAAGCCTTCAGCCTCTAACTGATTGTTGATTGCCATAGCACCCATGGTCATTACTTCATCTTGACCAAACCATTCGTTCTTTTCAACCCAAGCTTGCTCTCTTTCTCCTAGCTGAGGAACAGTGTTTTGTTGAGGTTGTTGAACATAATTTTGATAATTAGTTTGTTGCTCTTCTTGAACATGTTGTTGATATTCTAGTTGAGATTTTGAAGTAGTTACTTTATTTTCTTCTACTGCTATTTTTGCTAAAACTTCTTGAGCTTTGGCAACCTTTTCATAATCTGCAACTTCATGCGCATTTTTTAAAGCTGCTAAAGCTTGTGCTTTTTGAGATTTTAGCCTACTTCCTGCTTCTTGTAGATAAGATCTATCTAAGCTTGAAGATCTAGTTTTAAGCTGTTGATTTTCTTCTGCAATTCTTTTTGCATACTCATAAGCAGATTCTTGGCCTCTTTCAGCTTCTCTTAATTTTCTAGTAAGCTTGCTAATTCTTTTTTGAACTTTTTCAGAATAATCTTCTAATTCATTTGCTGCCTTTTCTTCTGGCTCTTCAGACACATCTTCAATAGCTTTTTCAGCAGCTTCATCATTTTCTTCTTGTGGCGCTAGATCTGCAATTTTACCGCTAGGTTTTTCCTCTGGTAAATCTACTTCAACAATTTCACCTTCATCAACTATTTCTTCTTTTTTTGCTTCTTCTGACATATTTGCTCCTTATACTGCAAGGATGTCGTCAGGATCTAAAATGGTAGCTATCACTTCGTCATCATTAATGATTCTACATTCAGATTCATCACCTAACTTAAAGCGAGCGCCAGCATATCTTCCTATCAACACCCATTGTTTTTCCTGACACCAAGCCTCAGCAAACTTGCTAGAGTCTTTGTAGCAATCAGGACCCATTTTAACAACATACCCTACAACCGTTGCTAGAGATTCTCTGTCAACCGTTGATTGTACTAAGTGGATTCCACCTTCTGTTACTGCCTTACCTTTGTATGGAAGAATAAGTATTCTCCATCCAGTCGGTTGAGGCATTCTTTCTAAAATTGATTTATCTAAAAGCGTAGGATCTAAAACTCTTGCACTTTGTTCTACATAAGGAATTGATTCTTCAGCAGGGGAGGTTTCTTCTGCTTTCTTCTTGGCTTCGTTTTTGGTTTTGGTTTCTTCTTCTATTGCTTGAGCAACATGGTCAGGTACGTGTATCTTCGGCATCTTCTTGTATTTTTCCCAGCAGCTCCCTAAATGAATTTTCTGCGTCAACGAGAGAGCTGTAACGTCCACACAGATACTGATATTGTGCAAAGTCTTTAGTCCCAGCTAAAATAACATCCCTTACACTTTCTTTTTGAGCCTCAATTTCTTTTAAAAATTTTTGGCCTATCCAAACTACTGACACTTAATAAATGCCAGAAAACTTGCCACCATATTCGGCAGCGCCCATACCTCTAGCTTTACCTTTGCCCATTCCAGGTTTAGGTGTTGTATTGGCATCAAAAGTTCCTGCATCTGTTTTTAAAGGAGCAAGACCTTTATTACTGTACCTAGCTTTATTCTTGGTTACAGTTGGAGTTTTTTGTTGTGATATCTCAGTTCTTTTTATCATGTTGTTTATTATCTTGGTTAAATAAATTATTTGCAAGTTTTTATTTACCTTGCCCTCTATATTTTTTTCGCCGTTGATTTTTATTAGTTCCAGCGCCATCACTTAAACGACTGTTGCCGATAGAGGTTTTTTTCTTAATACGAGTAATTTTTTCTTTGACCCAACTTTTAGGCATTTTGTTTTTGTTTTTTTAACTCTCTTTCTTTGAGTAATAACATTAAGTCATGCCATCGGTACATACGTTTATTAACGTAATCCCAGTACCAACCTTTAATTGTTTTTGTTTCTGGCATCTAACAATTTAAATCTAGCTTGCTGTTCTAATCTTGCTCTAGCAGTTTCATCTCTAAGTTCTGCTATATCTTCTTGCGCATCAATTCTTTCTCTATCTACATTCATTCTTTGTTGTGCTTCTTGCATTTTTCTTTGCTCAGCTGCTAAGAATTGTTGCTGCTCTATAGATAGCTCTTGACCTTTTAGAGCAAGTTCTTGTTTTCTAATTGCAACTAATGGATCTTCATCTTGAGGAGAAGCGACTTTTTGATTGTACTCTGCTAACAACTCAGCAAGTATTGGAGCTGAGAATTGTGCCAATATATCGCCTGCTTGAATAGATAGGTTTTGTGCTTCTTCAGGTGATGCTTGTTGAGCCTGTTGTTGTAACTGTTGGAACTGTTGCATAACCTCTGGTGGCATTTGTTGTTCACCCAGAAGATCTGCTTTCATTTGTAAATGCTGCATAATATGAGAATGTATCAAAGCTTGAACCTGAGCATTCATTTGAACAGGTGGTGTATTTAACAAAGACATATGAATAGCAATATGTGCATCATGATTTTGTTGTGGGAATGCTTGAGCTTGCTGACCTAATAACAGTTGATTATTTTCAAAACCAGCTTCAATAGGAAGTGGATCTGTCGGAGGTGGTGGTGTAAGTATTTGTTCTACGTTATCTACACCAATCGCTGCATACATTCTTTTATAAGCTTCGTAAGTACCGTTAGGCCCATGAACTTGTGGGTTAGATTGTACTAACTGCATCATTTCTTGCGCCATAGCAATTCTTTGTGACTGACTAAATATATCTGGGTTGGATATAGGAAAAATATCAACTCTTTCATCAAAGTCAGATAACTTAATTGTGGTTTCGTTATTTGCTACTGCATAAGGATATTCTTGTGGCAAATATTCTTGAAACACTTGCGATAATATTCTAAATTCTTTCTTTTGAGAGTTATGCAATCTTTTATGAATAGCAGATAAAACTTTTGTAGATCTTTCTAATAAGGCTAATGTAGTGCCTACAGGAGCGTTTGGATTACCTTGTCCTGTATTTATTTCTGCAATAGATGCAAATTTTTGACCAGAATTAACTAACATGTTTAACAACTGAAGCAAGGTTCCGCTTGGTTCTTTAAATGGTAACGGTTGTATTGAATCTCTAAGAGATCCTCCAGGAGCATCTACATCTCTAAACTCCCCTGGTTGAATAGGAGTGTCTTCATCTCTAATTCTTATGCCTCTGGTTTTAAAACCAGCAGGTAAGTTTGCTAAAGTTCCTGCATCAATTAACTGTCTCATGATTGAGGTAGATGCTTTGGATAAACCACCAATCATGTGAGTTAAACCAAATCCGTAAAAACCTAATCCAGGCAAGAATTTAAAGTGTACAAAGTATTCTATTTTATTTTTAAGTTCGTCATCTTCTTTGTAGTTTCTTCTAACAGATAAAACTTCGTTTGAATTAGCATCTATCGTCACAATATAAGGAAGTTTTATTCCAGTCATTTCGCCTTCTTCGTCAACGTCTTCGTAACCGTCAAGCTCTAAATTGCAATGTACTTCATATAAAACAGATATCTCTCCATCATCGTAAGATGGCTCCATACCAGAAAGCTTATCTATTTCTTCTTTAACACCAGAATAGTTTTCTGCGTTATCACCACTTTCTAAATCTATCTTTCTGTAAAAACCTAGTGCTTGTAATTTTCTAACTTCGTTTTCTGATATTTTTACAACATTAGTAATTCTAGGACAAGTTTCTAAATCAGTTGTAAAGTAAGGAACAATTAAATCTTCAGGCGCAATAAACTTAGATACAGCTCTACCTAAACTTTCATCATAATAAACTTTTTTAAATGCAGATCCTGCTAGTGGTAAATAAAATAATAGTTGGTCTAACTCTTGATCAAACTCTTCCATTACATGAGTAATTTGGTAGTTCATAAACTCTTTAACTCTTTGCGCTTGTTCTTCTACCAAAGAATCATAAGCTCCTATGACTTGAGTTTTAACTGGACCACCTGACGGCAAAAGTTCTTTGTAAGCTTGAGCTTGGAAGGTTGTTACAGCTTCACCTAATAATGGATGTATCACACCAGATGCACCTGCAAAAGGTTCAGATCTTTCAGCATCAAACTTCATGCCTAAATATTTCAATCCATCAGTATAAGTTTTTTCCCAATCTTCTCTTGAGGCTTTATCTTTCTCAATACCAGACATTAACTCATTTGATATATTTGCTAGTTGTTGATCGTCTAAGATTTCAGCTAAGTTTTCGTCAAAACCTGTTTCTACTTCTTCGGTCATGGTTTCGCCTAAAATAGCGCTACCATCTTCTTGCATTTCAAAACCTTCGGTTCCTGATTCCATAATTGCTTCAATAGCAACTTTCATGTTTTCTTGGCCAAGCGGCACTTGATTCTCTTCGTTTAAAACCGTTGGATTAATTTCTTTTTCTATTGCCATTAGTGTAGTACTCTTTTTTCTTCTTCCTCAATCATAGAACTTGGGAATGCGTCAACTAAAGTGCCAACAATTTTAAGATTAAAACGTGTTGCTTCTTTTTCTGCTTGATTCCAGCTTTCTGAAATAATACATGGGCCACTAAATGTTGTACCATCATCCTCATATTCTGTAAGAAATATTAATAACATCTTAATAGTATACCCTCTTTACTGGCGCTTTCTCTCTATCTTCGTAATCATCCCCAAGAGAAACCAAACCACCTTCTCTAAATCTCATTAAAGCTTGAGTCATAGTATCGCATAGGTCATCATTTTTACCAAAGGGAAATGAAGCACATTCCTCTATCATCTCTTCTGCAAACTTTCTTTCGGGCGCATAAACCAAACCAGACTCAAAGATAGGCGCAACTGAGTGCATTCTGGTAGATTTGTCATGTCCTCTGGTTGGAGAGTAATTAACGACAGGTATACCCAATCTTCTAAGTTCGTGAGTTAAAGGGGTACCCGAAGCTTTTGCCTCAATCAATACCATATCAGGTTCCCAATATTGGTATTCTTCGTAAGCTACTCTTTTTAATTCTGGGAAATCCCAACGATCTTTCTGCGCATCTAATAATATAATGCAATCAGGAGAATCGGGTGTAGGTCTAAATACACCCCACGTTGAAATCGCTGAATAGTCTGCTGTTTCTTTTTTACTAAAAGCCGTATCGTAGCTTTGAATAATATAACTTACTGGAGGCAAAGCTTCGCTTTCCCAAGCATTCCACCACTCTCTTTTTACAATAGAACCTTCTTCAGAGGTAGGTGTCTGCATCCATTGTGCGTTCCATTTCTGTACAGGTAAAGATGCTTTTACTTTTTTTAATTCTTCTATAGACCAAAACTCAGGCCATAAAGGATTGTTTGTTTCAGGAAAGATAGCTGGAAACTCTACAACTTCCCATTGATCAGCTGAAGATTCTTTTTGTGAGTCTAACAACTTAGCCGTTAGATCAATTGAACTCCAACGTGTCATCACAAGAATGATAGCTCCACCAGGCTGCAAACGCTGCCTAGGTCCAGAGGTGTACCATTCCCAACAGGCTTCCATAGCCGTAGGACTCAAAGCGTCTTGCTCTGAATGAGGGTCATCAATAATAAGTAGATCCGCACCTCGCCCTGTAATAGCTCCTCCTACACCTGCGGCAAAGTATTCTCCGCCTTTGTCAGTTTCCCAACGACCCGCTGATTTAGAGTCTGCTCGTAGTTCTACTTTAGGAAAGATCTGTTTGTATTCTTCAGCATCCATCATGTTACGAACTTTACGACCAAACCTTACAGCTAACTCACCTGTATGAGTTGTCTGCATAATTTTTCTTCTTGGCTGTTTACCCATAATCCAAGCTGGAAAATAAGTAGAACAAAATTCAGACTTGGTGTGACGAGGAGGCATGTTAATAATAAGTCTGTTGCATTTACCATTAGCAACATCCTCTAACTTTTCTGCAAATATTTTATGATGACGGCCACAAATAAACTCAGGCCACATGTGATCAATAAACTCTAGAAATGTCTCTTGACAACCTTGTTGTTTTTTTAATAACTCAAGACGTTCTTTGAGTATAAGTGTTTCTTTGATCTCTTGATCAGAAAGATGTGCTAGATTCATAAGGCAGCTAGCATATTATCTATACTAACAGGACCACCTGTATTGTAATTTTTCGGATCATACAATTCTGAAACATATTTTATTCTATCTTCAGTCGATTTAATATCTCTGTTGTATCTATTCAATCTTTCAGCGTATTTATTAAGTTGAGTAGCACTATTGTTTTCAACATAGTTTTGTTTTTCTTTGTGTAAGGACTTTAATTTTTTTACTAATGGAGCTGTTACTTTTCTTACTTCTTTGGCTCTTTGCAAAGGATTCATAGAGAGTGTTGCCATAGCTAACAGTATAGCTTGGCGTTCCAATCCCTCAGATCCAACTGGACTGGTGCCAACTTCTTTGATTAAAGTATCTAAATCATTTGGCTTTATAGATCCAACGTCAGGTGGGTTTGGCAATATCGTTTTATTTAATTCATTTAAGGATTCTTGTATACCTACAGGCCCTCCAAATCTAAATGCATCAATACCTTTTTCTTTAACCAGCTTCCTTATTTCGTCATCAATCTTAACGTAGGTGCCTGAATATTTTAAATCATCAGCTGCCGCGTCAACTTTACCAATATACTCTTTTGGATCTACTCCTAATTCTTTAAGCATTTTTTCAATTTCTCTTGGAGCATCTTGATCGTAAAGTTTCTCCAAAAACTGTCTATCTTGCCCACCTTCATCTCCTAGTCTTTTTGCAGCTGAGTCTAAAGAAAAGCCATCATAATTGTTTGATACAGCTTCTAAAAATCTTGATCTAATTGGAAGTTTGTAAGCTATAGTTTTATTATCTACGGCATAAGGATCCATTATAATGCCAGGTATATTATCAGTTTTTACCTTAGATGCTCTTTTAAGTATTTTAACTCCGTTGCCAATATCAAAAGTAGGAGATGGGTTGCTAACCAATTCATTAAAATATTTTAACGCTCTGTCTTCTGGTGTCCCTGGACCATACTTTTGTCTTACAGCAGGAGAACCAGGCTTAATCGCTTCTAATTCATAAAATATTTCATCAAGACTTTTATCAAGAGACTGACTAAAATCTTTTCCTGTTGCATCTTCCAAGTCTGACCTTTTTAAAGTAAATTCTGTAATATCTTCAAAATTGCTTGGCATTAATTTTAGTTTGCTTTGACCAAGCTTTTCTAAGTCTGCGTTTAAATCAGCAAGAGATGGAGAATCTAAACTTAAATCTGTTTCTTTTTGTATTTTTTTTATTTTATTCTGTAACTCTATTTCTTTTCCAGAAAGCTTATTAATTTTAGGTACAACCTTGTTGTATGCATCTTTAGCTTTTTTTGCCTCAACTAATCTTTTTGTATCTTTATATGGAGATACTGAAAAGCTTTCTTTTACTTTTTTTGTAGCGTTTACAAAAGGTTCAAAAATATCTAAACCATTAAAATCTTTTATTGTTTCATCAATTTTATTTATAGAATTTTCTATAGATTTAGCAGTAGACTGACCTCCGCCTACTTTACCAAAAGCCATCAAATCTCCTACGTCTAAAAGAAACTCATCTTTTTGTAGAGGCTTTCCATCTTTGACTAAATTATTTATTCTTTGTTGATCTTTGATAAAAGCTTTTCTTAATTGTTCTGATGATTTTAAATCTCCAGTTTTTCTTGCTGCGCTTGCAATTGCTTTAAAAAAATTTTTATTAGTAGACAATAATTTATGATCGCCTATTTTATCAATATCAACTTCATCACGAATTCTGTTTACAGTAATAGCAAAATTTTCATTTATTGCTTTTACAGTTGGTTTATCTAAAATTAAATTTATTTGGTTTATTTTATTTCCAGTAAAGGCTTCTCCTAATTCTTTTGAATAATCAGATTGAATCCTGCCTAAATTTAAAACTTTATCTCCTTTGTCAACTATTGGTTTTGTTGGACCTGTAATTTTTGAACTAGAGGGCCTTACATAAGTAGGCATTTCTAAATCGGCAGCAGCGTCAAAGACATAATGAGCTTCATGATCGGGATGCCCAGAGTAATGCCTGCCAAGATAAGACCCTCTTTCATATTTGTCTTTTGGTAAATGATAAGTAAATTCTGTTTCGTTGCTTAAATATCTTTCATTTTGTGAAGTTAATCTGCGTGGTGCTTCTAATTCTCTGTCAGATACCATTCTTTTTTGTATGCCACCTTTGTCTATTGCTCTTTGGTTTTCTTTAATGTATCTAGCTAATCTTTGTCTAGTGATTTTATCTAAAGGATTTGAAGAATTTATCTCCTTTAAAAGTTTCTCATTCACATCACCAAATTCATCAATTAAATTAAGTAATTTTAATTCTCCGTTTGATACACCACCTTTCTTTAAAGCATTAATGTAGGTAACAATACTGGTTTGATTGGGTAATTTTTTATTGGTATTGATAAACTTAGCGGCTTTAGAAGTAAGTCCTTGGTATTTTCCTATGCCTGAACCTGAAATAGTTCCTGTAAAACTCATCTCATCTAAAGACAAGGGTTTAAATTCTTCTACTTTAGGTACAGGTACATCTTTGACAGCCTCTTCTACAACTTCAGCTGTTTCTGTTTTTATGGGTACGACTGGAGTATCGACAATAGGGTCTATTGCTTTTACAGCTTTAGCACCACGAAACAGTCTAAATAACGGTAATAAACTAATAGCACTAAGACCAGATAAACCGTAATTTCCTAGTGCGCCAAGAAAGTCTTTTTCAGCTACATTTTTTGCGCCTCTAGCACCAAACTCACCTACTTCATAAACTGCAAGTGCGTCTCCGATTCCAGGAGATACACTAATCGCTAATTGATCTACAAATGGAAGTTCCTCAAAATCACGATAAGCCTCACGAATGTTACCTTCGGATGCTGCCTTTTTAAGGTTTTCTAGTACTTCTGCTCTGTTTGCCATTAAAGTAATTCAGGTTGATAGCCTTCTAGCTGTTTTAATATTTTTTCTTCGTTAATGCTCAATTCTTTAAATGTATCGCTAGATTTTTTCATGAGTTTGCTGCCTCCAAGTTCTCCCACTCTATCTTCGGCTTGCCCTCTTTTAAAATCTACTTGAGCTTGACGTTTTCTTTGTCTAATTCTTTGTAAGGAATCATACAATCTTTTAGCTTTTTTTGCAGATAATCCTGTTTTAATAAAAGGACCTCCTGCTAAGGCTGCATAATCTACTGGGTCTGTTGGATCAAAAAAGATATCGGTAACATCTTTAACTGAGATGGATTCTTCTGGGGGGCTATCTAGTTTTTTTTTTCGAGATCTGAAAGTATATCGTCAAGATAATCTCTATCCATATTAGATATGGTTCTTCCTGATTCTCCAAGCATAGCTCTTATATCTCTTGGCTTTAGCCTTTCAAGATCTCTGTTAGATAGTGTTCTTCCTGATTCTCCAAGAATCTCTCTATAAGATATTGGAGCTGGAATCGTTTCTGAAAGTATATCGTCAAGAGTTGGCTCGCCTACATAATCTCCATAATTTTGAGGACCAATACTTGTAATAAATTCTTCAAAACCATCAAATTTAGGACCAACCATCTCAGGTCTTCCACTTGTCCTTAATGGGTTTATGCTGTTTTTAATATCAATTATTTGTGCATCAGCATCATTAATTTGATCCACGATCATGTCGTATGATTGTCTATCGTTATTTGCTAATGCTTCTTGAAGTTTATTTTCTAATATCCCAATTTTTGTTTCTATACCAAATATTTGTTGTTGTGGGTCTGAATTAAGAAAGTCAACCATATTTGCATCTCTGCCTGCTGACATCATCATTCTTGGTTGACCTTGCATTTGGTTCATTACAGGAGGTGCCATTCTTTCCTCTGGCATAATAGGCATTCCAAGATCTAAATTAGGAATTATATCTGGAGCTACGGCTGGAGGTACATAATCAGGGTTTGGCCCAACTGGTTTTGGCATAGGAATAAATCTTTCTGTGCTACCAGACGCTAGATTAAACCTTGGTTGATACAAGTAATTTTCGTCTGCTAAATCTATTCCCTTATCTATTAATTGTTGAGCAAATCTATCACTCATGCCTTCAGGTTTAAAACTTGAAGCTGGCATCCTTTCTGGTATAGGCTGAGGCATTCGCATTTGTTGATTTCTTAATTGTTTTTGCAATCTATCCTGCAATTGTGTGTTGAGTCTACGATACAGATCAGCCAATCCGCCGAGTTCGGGAGCTTTTTGAGGCGGACCAAATTTAACGCCACTACCTATATTTCGCCTGTTTGTATTTCGTAATCCAGTCAAAACAGATCGCCCTCTGTTAAATGGAGCTAGTTCTGGCGATACAATTTTATTTCGTACCTTTTTTCTTAATTTATTAAAGAATCCCATAAAAATTAACCACCAGTTCTAATCTTTCTTTTTATTTTTTGTTTTGCTGAAGAGGTTGGTCTTGTGATGCCTGCTCCACTTACTTTTGGTTTGTTAACTCCTTTGGCTAATTTCTTAGGCGCAGATTTTGAAATCTTAGCCATAGTACTACCCGCTGTTTTAGATCTTGTTCCTACTAGGGGTTTTGGTCTTTGTACAACTGGTTTTTTCTTAGCAATAGGTATTGCTTTACCAAATTGTTTTTTAGCTGGAGACATTTTATTTTTTGGCTTTGCAGGTAAACTTGAGGATTTTATTCTAGACGAACCTTGTTTTTTTATTGCAGTTCCGCCAGCAAACAATTTTTTTCTTCTTTTCATAATATTAACCTCTTTTTAAAATAATATATTAATTATATGGTAAAACCAAGTGCGCCTTCGCCCATTCCAAACATTTCTTCTGCCATTTCTAACTCTTCAAGAGTCATACCGATTTGCTGGAGGAATTGTTCTACTTGTTCTTCGGTAGCACCCTCAGCCATCATTTGTTCTACAATTTTCATAATTTGCATGAGGGCTTCCTTAGCCTCGGCTTTTTCTTGCTCACTCAAGCTATCAATTTGTTGTTGTAATTCGTTAGGTAAAGTTGGGCCTGCTGGAGTCCCTTGCATCATTTGTTGGTCTGGCATCATTACAGGTGCAACGTCCATACCCATCATATCTTCATCCATAATTCTATCCTTAGTGGGTGTCGGCAGATCTTATCCTTGGGGGAGATAAAGGAGATATAAATCTTTAGATCTGCCTAAACCGATTTTACAATAATTCGATTGTACCACCTGTTTTGATGAAATGTAAAAAAAATGAAATTTGTTTGAGAGAGATCTTGTCCTTGTGTGTGTCTCTACTGGTCTAGCCAATTTTTGTGTCCCCCCCATCCGCCTGACCCGATTCCCGATCCGATTTGCCTGACAAATAGAGTCCCATAAAAAAGGGGGCGTAATGCCCCCTAATTCCTCCAAGGTTTTTTTAGTTGATGTTATCGGGATTGCCAAGCGGCGGCACTAAAGTCATGCCGATCTGCTCAGCTGTTGGCTGACCCATTAACTCGCGCATCTCGGAGTTAATGCCACCATTTGAAATGATGTGCTGACCATTAATGATGAGACTGTTACAAGCTGTCTCGATTGCTTTGCCAACAACCTGTTGACCTGTCTCATCATATAAGTTTATTTCTATCTTCATATTGACCTCCTAATAGTCATTTATTTAATTAAGTTAATTTAAACACTTTGGTTACATCTTGTCAACAACTATTTTCATTTATTTTTCAGACCTGCTTTGGCGAACCCTGGCTGCGAAACGCCAGATCTCCTGGGCTGCGTGAAGCCTCTTGTGTGTGTTAAGGTACCTGCCAGCTGAGCGGCCCGACCCGAAACTGATACTCAGCCCCGATCCCGACCGCCCATTAGGAACACCAGCAGGTAAATAAAAATGGTTAGCTCAAGCACTTATACATCTCTTCCCAGTAATCATCGATATATTCGTAATCCCAGATTGGAAAGCTGCACTTGTCCGAACCCCAAAAGCCCTGGATCTCTCCTTCAAATGTGTCAACCCAAACATTAGGACCGCCTCCCGCTATCATTAGCCTAGCGCCCAGGTATTCCCCGCTTCCGTCAATTATGTAACGAATGGCGTAGGCCTCATAACGACAGTTCTCGTCACCATCTGGGTAAAACATCATGCAACCGTTAGATGCATCTTCAGCATATGTCTTGCACATGTGACGCAGTTGTTTTTCACAGTCACTCATGCTACTGCCCCCCACTGTTCAGCCATCGCTCGCGCTAACCCTTTATGAAACTTGCTTCTAAACTTCCAACGATCGGGACCAGGACTGGCAAGATGAATATCATGTCTTGCCGTTTCTCTAGTCAGCTCGCTTGTCTTCTGTAACAACGGTAGGTTCTTCAACCAAAGGCAGGTGCGTTTACTTACGTTGTCTTCAGCCTCAACCGAGTCAGCGAACTCGTAGGGTTGGACGCTTTGCGCAAACGGCTCAAAGTTCTCTATTCTGGCCTTCGCATGCTTATGCATGATGGGGTTTTCAATTGCGATCCGCGGCACGTCTGCGTTCCAAAGATCCGAAAAGAGTGCTGCACCTTCATCCAGCTCCTCCCACATCTCTTCGACAGTTTTGCCAGGAGGTGCTTTGTGCAACCAACGCACACCAGAATTACAAAGCCTGGTGCAGGGTGGATGGGCCACCATTAATAGATCCCAAGCTTCCATCTCTAGAACATTTCTGATGTCGTCCTGGATGTGACGGTTGGTCTGATCATCCGCTGGGAGTATGTCGCAGCTCCAAGCGTCATGACCGTTATCAATAAAAGCGTTTCTAACGATTCCGCTAGTCTCGCATCCAATTAGTATTTTCATCTTCTTCTCCTAAATAAGTTAATGAGCCTTTAATATAACTGACTGGTTACATCTTGTCAACTATTAATTTAAAGATCTTTGAACCAGTACTGTCGTCCTGGCCAGAGCTGCTGCGGGCCTCACTTGTGTTTGTCTTGTGTGTTTCTTCCTGCTTCGCAGAGCTGATGGACGCATTTAGATCCCCGACTTAGATCCCCGACCATCCTGCTGGGCAAAAAAAACCCCTCGAAAAAGAGGGGCTTAGAATAGTTAGAGATCTATTAATCTAACAACACCATATAGGCTTCTGGTTCATGCTCTATAAACCAATCAATACCTTTTCTAACAATCTCCCAATCGGGATTAGGCATGACTTGCATCCCCATAATGGTATCGTAAACAGCAACCGCATCTGGTGGGATTGTGCATGATGCGCCGCCAAATATATTCTTTACCTCTTGCGGCTCTTTGTCTAAGATGTCGCACTTAAAAGGTAAGGTTCTTTCTTTCAATTCTTCTGTCATTATTTTCTCCTAAATTAATTAATGAAGTTCTAATATAACTAATTGGATACAAACTGTCAACTACTAATTATAGATCTATTTCATCCTCTCCTGGACAGGGCTGCAACCCCCCTGGTGTGTTTGTGTTTGTGTGTATCTTATGTGTGTGTAATCTGCTTTGCCGAATCCAAAAGCCCGACCCCGATTCCCCGACAAAAAAAACCCCGAGTAGATCGGGGTCAGTTTGGAGTTAGTTAGTTAGTTCATAAACTTACCTCCTGTTCTAAAATTTTCATCATATCTTCGACAGTCTCTGCCCCCACTTGAGCAATCAAGATTGCATTACATAAAGAGTTTTGAACACTCCAAGAACTCTCTAAATTTAAACGATAATCTGAATTTTGATTATTGCGATAATCATAATGATCGCTTAACGAAAAATACTCAGAAGGATTGGTTTGATTAAAGTCATTAATCTCTTTAGAAATAGCCACATTTAGCTTTTCACTTTCTTTGAGTATTTTGTTTCTTTCTGCTTTTAACTTTGTCAGCTTTTTATAAGTAGCAGTCTTTTTAAAAGCCTCATTTTTGGTAATCATTTGAGATTCCATTCTTCTATAGAACTTGTTAGCTATCGCTTCTCGTTCTTGTTTATTGGTTTTCATTTTATATACCTCCTAAAAGTATGTTGTTTAAATGAACCATAAGTATAACACGAGTGGATACATTCTGTCTAACTATTTAGTAATCATCTTTCTTCCACAAACGGCGTCCCAGCTCGGATCTGGAAGACGCCAGAGCTACGCAGATCCTCCTGTTGTGTTATCATGTGTTATGCCTTGCAGAAATCCCGAACCCCGACACCCGATTCAAATGCCCCGACCCGACCCGAATGATTTATCAACCTTTCAAGACCATCAACGGCGTCTCCTGGAAGGATCTGGAAGCTCTGTTGTGTTGTGTTATGTGTAGCAATACACCCCTCATTTAATATTCTTTAGCTTAACCCGACCCGACCCGATTTTTTCCTAGCTTTTTTGTGGGGGAGAGAGGGAAAGAGAGGGGGGATGCGATTAACTTTCGAATTCCTCGCATATGCGTAAATATAACTATAAAAAATAATTACATTTTGTATAACAAAACACTTGCATATATTGGATACATTTAGTAGTATTAAAGAGTGATAAATATTTTAACCCTCAAACTTTTAGGAGAGTAATTATGGGAACAAGAAGTAATATAGCGTATCAAAAACCAAATGGAAAAGTAGTCGTAATGTATTGTCATTATGACGGCTACCCAGAATACAACGGCAAGATACTTTATAACCACTACAACCACCACAAGAAAGCAATCGCTTTAGTAGACAACGGCTATCAGTCTGGTCTTAAAGAAACAATAATAGAATCAAACGAGGGTAGAGTTCATCAAGAACCACCTCAAACATTTCATTCTATTCATGCTTTCTTAATGAATGTGCAGTTCGATATTGAATGGATTTACCTATTCAAAAACAACTCTTGGTATGTAGCTGAAACCAAGATGATTAAAATGCCTAATGGCAGATATGATCTTGCAACTTTACATGACAAAGACTTTACACCTCTTTGGGCGTACTTCACAAAACATAATATTGCCGTTGGTGATCAGTCATGAAGTATAAATTTAAAGAACGCAACAAGTTCAAACATATCAGAAGAAACATTTTTGATATACCTACTGGGGAGTTAGATACTCCCCTAACTAACGGACATCAAGTCTTAGAGTTTCTCTTAAGTGTAGCCAATAAAGAACGCTACCAATTCAAAGCAAGGGGTAGAGGTAGCCGTAAGTTTTATGGTAATAGCCAAGACTTGCCACTAGACCACGCTGAAAAAATAGCACTTTATCACTCTACAAAAAATAATATTGCAGAGAAAGAACACCAAGAATACAGACGATCTAAGTCAGCTTGGGAGATAAGTTATAAACTCAGACAAATTAAAGATGCGATTGAAATGCATAACAATTGTTTTGACAACGACTTAGAAATTAATTTAGAGGTAAACGAAAATGAAGTATGAAGTTAAATTTGGTATGGCAAGAGCATACTACACACCAGAATTGCATGAAAATACTAGAACTAAAATATTTAACAATAAAAATAAAGCAGAAGATTATTTAAAAAGATTACAAAATTTTGGTTTTAAAGATTCTGTATTTTCTGAATTTAATCTTATAGCTTGGACAGAATTAAATAAGATTAATTTAAAGGAGAACGAAGATGAAAGAATTAGTAATTAAGCAGACTTGTTATTACAAAGTAAAGGTAAGTACTGATGATATTAAAAAAGATAGAGTATTAGAAAATATTAATACTCATCCTATAGCGCTTTGTGAAAATTCAGAATTACAAGATATTAATACCGAAGTTATGGAGAACGAAGATGAATAATTTAGATAATATTGGTGTAGATGAACTTGATTATGATATTCAAAATCATATGAAATTTTCTTGGTTTGATACTGATGCTTACGAATTTAACAAAGACGATAACAATGGTTATGTTTTTGGAATTGTGTCTTGGTATGGTCAATATGATTTAGATACTGTTGCTGATTGGTATAACTCTGATGGTTCAGATATATCTTGGGAATGGTTTGCTACCGAGCAAGAACGAGATCAAGCATTTAAGGAGAACGAAAATGCTTAACCTTTTAGAAATACTTTTTGAAATTACAACCCTTTTAGTGCTTGTAGCAATTTTATATATAATAATAACTGAAGATAATAATAGGAGATAAGATGACCCAATATTCAGACCAAGTAGAAAAACGCAGGCAGGAAACCCTGGAAGAAAGAATGGATACCACTCTTACTTGTTATTACTTTCAAAAGCATGAAAGTAATGAAGATATAGAGGATTACCGACAGCTTGATTATGCAAGTGGACGCAGAGTCATAACTAATATCAGTAAACCTGGCAGACCCAAGACAACCCAAACAGAACCTATGCGCAAATGGTTATATGAAACCTTCTTTGCTAAATGATTGAGATAATTGGATATATATTCGGAGTAGGCTTTCTTATTTGGCTAACCGTTATTTTTGGTGTTTTTATCGCAGTTAAATACTTTGAGAACCTATGAAAAGATACCGTTATGTTATTGTCAAACAAGATAAACCCAACACTTTGCTTCCATATGGCGTAGAAGTTTATCTAAACAAAGACAAAGAACCCATCCGATCTTATTGGTTTAAAACACCCCAAGACAGAATAGAGGGCCTCAAGATTGTTGCTAATTATGATTAATCTCGATACAATCCGAAAGTGGTACTTGTTTGATTGGATTCAATATATCTTCTACTCTCCTAAAAGTATGTATCTTATGAGTGCCACACTCTCATGAGTTTCTTATTTTACCTAGCACTATTCTTATACATCCTTGTATTTATTCTGGATAGACCTAACCAAAACTAATCAAAACTTTCTTCTTCTTCTAAATCCGTAGCTTGATCTATTGCTTCCTGTTTTAGATCTTCCTGTTCCAACCTTTCCAAACTATCAGCTTCATCTTCCAGCTCGCCTGGATCCAGAAGACCGTCAGTTTTATTGGCTAAGACCACATTCCCCATCAGCTGCTCAAGTCGTTTCTCTACTTCTTCCCGACTCATTTGATCTACCTTCCCGAACATAACCTCTTTTCTATCCACCACAAGACCCCCGACCTTTAACAAACTATTTTGTGCCGATATGGCAGCGTTAAAGGACCCCGCTTCGAGGGCCTTGTCTCTAATATCATATAAATCCTGGACAGCTCTATCATAATTTAACTCATACTTCTTCTTAGCTTCATTCATCAGATAGTTATATTCTTTGCGAATAGTAGGATGATTCATGAGCTTATTGGCAGATTGACGAGCATCTTTATACCCAGCCTTATGTGCGCATTCTACGAGAGATAAACGAGGATTATTGACAGCTTGCCAAATAAAGTTTCTTTGTCTGCGATTGAGTGAATTGTCTAGATTAGCGAATTCTATAGGAGCTTCTTCTTCTGGAGAAAGGATAGGTTCATATTCTAATTTATTTTTTCTATAACCCATGTTGTTTTAAGCATATTAGAGTGAGATAGTTATTAATACCTACCCCCACTTTACCCTAAAGTGTATTGAGAGGATACCTTACAACAAATTACTTCGTCAAGATATTTATGATTTATTTATCTATATTTCCTTCTTTCCTGTGACAAAAATGAAAAAAATAAAATAATCGTCAAACCCGCATTCTTATCATGTTTTCTTGCGTCATACATTTATGACAATAATAAGACAATAATAGATTAGTCATTATCTGGCGTAAATTCTATGACAGTTTCACCCAGTTCTACATATTGATTGAGGATCTCATCTACTAAATGCAGCAGCTTATCATCATCCTCTTCTACAAGCTTTTGTAGACTCCACACACAATAGCTCAATGAAGTTAAAACAACGCTTAACTTATCCTCGCCTCTTAGTGTGTAATTGTTAAAAAGATTCTCTAAACGCGAAACCACCTCAGCTAGAGTTGGCTTTTGCATCTTACTTTGGATTGGGACTACTTTGACTGTCATTAATTAACTATAACTTATTCAGTAAAATTATCTAGATCTTCTTGTTTAACCTCATGTGCAACATGACGCATCAATATATCAATAAGTTCTAGCTTTTCAGACCTGGAAAGACTATGAAACTGGCTCACGATTGTTTGTATTAACTCTGTACTACTCATATTTTTATCCCTTATATAAAAGCGGGGGATTGTTTCGCCAAGCTCCCCCGATACTTATGCAGACTATCCAGCTTAATTGCTGAATGACGCGAACTAAACTATTTGAATGTTCTCAAACTCTTCGTTATGAAACATACGAACTTCTTCCTCTGGACAGGATGACTCGAAGTTTAAGTTTTCTTTGTGATATTTCTTGTAGGCCCCCACAAGATTATCTGTTTTCTTATCAGCCAGATCATTCTCAGCCTGGTCATAAGACAAACGCATTAACATGTACATATCGCTAGTTCTACCCATTTGTAACCTCCTAAAGTTTCTATATGTAGACATTATAGACTTTTTCCTTTAAAATGCAATGAAACACATTTACTTAGGAGAGTAATATGCAAACAACTAAAGAACAGATAGATGCAATCTTAAATGCATCAAACGAAAGAGAGATCACTAAAGATCGTCTTAACTACACTTTGTTTGAACTGAAGGCTAACATCTCAGATCTAACAGAGATTGTTAATAAGCTTACAGATGCCGTTGATAGCATGAAGGAGGCGTCATGAAAATAATGCCAGAAATCTTAGAGAACGAAGAACATATGGTCCTCGGGGATGCTGTCTATTTCCCAGATATGGAACATAACTTCTATCATTCAGTACCAGGGATCTCATCATCAAACATTAGAAGGTTTGGCCAGAGTCAGCTTCATGCATTTGAAGAGGAACATGAGACTACCCCAGCCATGAAGTTTGGAACTGCCGCTCACTCGCTTATTGTTGAGGGAGAGGAAGCTTTTGTGAATGATGTGGTGTGCTTGAGTGGATCTCCATACACCAACGCTAACAAAGAGTTAAAGAAGGAGTATGAAGACAGAGGATTAACCGTTATTACTGCTAAAGATAAAGACACTCTTTACAGTATGAAGGAGGCTTTGATACCAGAGGGTATTAAACATCTATCAGCTGATGAGGGAGAATATCCAAGTGTGTTCAACTCTCCCTTTGAAAGAGCAATCTTTTGGTGGGAGAAAGATCTATTGCTTAAAGTTAAGTCAGATGTGCTTAGATACCCTGTCAGTATGCCTCATGAGTCTAACTCTATTATTCTTGTTGATTATAAAACTACGACTGATTGCTCAGTTCGAGGCTTTACTTCATCTATCAAGAAGTATCAGTACGATCTTCAAGCCGCTTGGTATAAGCGTGGCTTTGAGAAAGCTGGCTTTCATGTGGCTGATTTTATCTTTGTTGCGCAAGAAAAGAAAAAACCTTTTGCAAGTAAGATTTTCAAAATGAATCATGATGACATGACTGCTGGTTGGCTCAAGCTTGAACATTTGTTAGGCGAATACAACGCTGTATTAAACGGCAAAGAAGCTACGATCTATAACTCACCTAATATTGTGACTGTAGATCTTGGAGATAGGAAGTGAGCAAAGTCAAAAATGATCCAGTAAACCAACCACCTCATTATTTGCAGGGGGGTCTTGAATGTTTAGATGTGCTTGAATCTATGCTTACGGCTGAAGAATTTAAAGGCTACTGCAAAGGTAATGCCGTTAAATATATTTGGAGAGAAGATCATAAAGGCGCAAACATTCAAGATTTAAAGAAAGCAGTTTTCTATTTAAACCGTATCATTAAAAAGTTGGAGAACATGTAATGATTAATTATCCTTGTGGTTGGTTTGATGTAGAACAGTTGCCTGGTGGTTCTGGAGAAAAAGAGGATGACTGAACTAAAAAAAGAAAGAGAGGTCTTGGTTCAAGCAAAGTTTTATGTTGATGCTGTAGATCCAAACGCTGCAAACGTTCCAGATTTATTAAGAAAAAAGTTTGAAACTGAGGTAGATAAAAATAAAATATTCTTTTCCATTTGCATACCAGGTGATAATAGCAAAATAGATTTAGAAAAACTTGTCGAAGAAAACAACGATCTCTTACATAAGGTTAAATTTTGGCAAGAACTTTATCTAAAAGCTATAGATCCAAATACCGAAAAAACGTGATAACTTCGTTAAGGGTAAACCCTAGGGTAAGGTAAGAAAACGTCACCAACGGCCTCTCAGAAGGTCGTTTTTTTTTAAAACACAAAAAAAAGGGGCATATAGCCCCCTTCTTTCTTTTACACCTAGAATGGAGGTTTATCTCCAGGTGCAGCTGGTTTCATCTCTGAAGGTTCCATCTTAATGATTTTAGTCTTCAACGAAGTAACAGCTTGGCCGTCATTATTAGTCCAGTTGTCTTCATACTGTCTAATGCCAACTTTAAGTTGCTTACCAATAAAATCTTTTGCAAGATCTGGTAGCTTTTTAAATCCACAAACAAGAGCAAGCCGACTAAATATCTCGCTTGCTATTCTTTTTGAATCTTCGTTAGCAGACCATAAGTTATACCATTCATTATGATCTCGGTAGTTACCGCCATCAATTTGAAAAGTTACCTTCTGCGTCCAATTACCGCTGTTAGATTTATATTTCTCAGCAGCAATAATCTTTGCCTCGTACTCACCAGTTGGAGCAACCTCTGGACCTTTCGATTCCATTTGCTCCGCATTCTCAAAAAAATCAACGCCATCAAAATCTGACATTACGCACTCTCCTTATTTTCAATATTAATATTAAACCCTAATTTTGTAATTAGAGCAGTTAGATTTGGTTCCTCAAAGGCTTCTAGCTTACCGCTACGATCTTTGGCTGTGTAGCCTTGACCTATCCTTGTTTGTAACCACCTTGCAGCTACGGGATTACCGTCATCATCTTGATCTTCGATAACTCGTAGTGCCAAAACCTCGTCAAAGAAATACGTAATTGCATCCCCCAAAGGTTTACTTGCCATCTTAGGACCAAAGAAAAATACACCATCATTATTTTCTTTACCTTCTTTGCAAAGAAATAATACATGCATATCTAGATCCCTAAATGATCTCATTAGACTTGTAACAGCTTCACTTACGTTTTGATAAGCCATTCTTCCGTCTTTGTTTCTACCTTTCTCATGTACCAACAAGATCTCAGAAATCTCTGATACAGAGTCTAAACATACGCTATCGTAGACTAATTCACCAGATTTAAGAGCAGCATACACTTCTCTTAAATCGTCATAATTAGATACTTCAATAGCAGATACGTTAGGCGCATCTTTAATGGAAAGCAAACCAGCTTCCGCACTAATAACTAAAACCTTACCTGGCATACTTTGTGTTGAAAAAGTTTTACCAGCTCCCGCTTGACCATATACAAGAAGCTTGGCCCCTTGTTGGTCCACCAATTTATCAGGTGTTTTTATCTTATCTTTTAAGCTCATGATCTACCCTCCTATAGTTTGTGTAAAAATGAACTTGATTATTATAACCCAAGAAACTACAATATGTAAATCATATTATTTAGGAGAAGTATATGAGCAAACAAAACGATATAACTTGGCTAGCTAATTACTATTTTAGGTCCAAGGCTATTGCAACAAAAAAATTAAAGGAGTTAAGTACTATGGGCGTTCAACCAAAGCATAAAGAAAGAAAAGTAGATCAATACACATTATCTGGTTATATAAAGTTTTTAGGTCATAAAAAAGCAGCAGAAGATTTTAATTGTTCTGAAGCATCATGCAAATCCTGGAGGTATGGATACAGGCAACCATCTATAGCGCAAGCTAAACAGATCATCCAAGCAACAGAGGGAAGATTAGACTTTGAATCTATTTACGGTTCTATATCTGAAATTTTAGAAGAACAAAAATAGTATGTTCCAACTCAATATTACCGAGGATGACTCGTCCTTGGATATTGCGCTGGCTTATTATGATGATGGATATAATGTAGTACCTTTACAAAGATCTAACAAAAAACCTCCATCATTTTTAAAAGGCTGGGAACAATATAAGGAAACAAGACCCACTAGGGAACTTGTAGAGTCTTGGTTTAAAGATAGAGACAATTTAGTTGTCGCATTAGTTTGTGGCAAGTTTGTTGTTGTTGATGCAGATTCACCAGAGGCTATGGATTGGGTAGAAAAGAATTTACCTGCTTGTCCATTTAAAGTCATAACTGGTAAGGGTATGCATTACTATTATAACAATCCAGAAAACTATACAACCTTTGCAACCAGAAGGACCAACGAAACACCTATTGAACGACTAATAGATATTAGGGGTGTGGGTGGTCTTATTATTGCTCCATATAACCGTCATGCTAATGGCCAAGTTTATAAGCCTGTTATGTTTCCAGACTGGAAAATACATGACCATACAGATCTTCCAGACTTTACTGAAAAAGAATACTTACAGATTACAGGCGTTCCTAAGATTGACAGCAGTAAACAAACGGCACCTTTCTCCTTGGATGGCGTGTTGGAAGGATCTAGGAATGATGGAGCTGCTAGGATTGCAGGCTATCTTATATCTAAAAATGTAAACTTAGAATTTGTTAGAGTCTTTTTACAAAATTGGAATAAGAATAATAACCCACCACTACCGCAACAAGAAGTTGATTCAGTTGTTGATAATGTTAAAAGAACACATGATCGTAAGAATCAGATAGCTCCACTATTTATACAGTCAACCGAAAGCATTACACCACCTAAAGATTTATTCTCGCCACCTGGACTGCTTAAAAGCATGTTTGACTTTTGTGAGGATATTGCTCAAGTTCCGCAACCAGAACTATCTCTTGTAGGGGCGTTAGCATTAGCAAGTGTTACTTGTGGAAGATTATATAGAACAAACATGAATAACTTTTCTAGTATGTATTTTATGGGTGTTGCTAAATCGGGGCAGGGAAAAGAAAACATCAAAACATTTATTGAATCTGTACTAAATGCTTCAGATCAAGAAAAGTTAATTGTTGGTGATGGTTATACATCAAGTGGTGCTGTTCACTCTGTTCTTAAAATAAGACCAACACAAATAACAATTATGGATGAGTTCGGTAAAAGACTTGAGGCTATAAGTAATGCTGGTAACACAAACAAAGAAGACGGCATACAAACACTTATGGAAGCTTGGGGGCGTTGCCATGGGACTCTACGACCAGACAACTATTCTCTTATGGCAGTACAAGAAGAGTACAAAGAAAAGATGATGAATAGAGTTACACATAAACCAGCTATTACATTAGTTGGATTATCTGTACCCAAAAACTTTTACGGCGCACTTAACAGCGGAAGGATAGCAGATGGTTTTCTTAACAGGTTTGTAGTTGTTGAATCTAATGAACCAAGACGTGTTGGAGATCTAAAAAGATTTAAAGAGCCACCTACAAGTATAGTCAACTGGGTTAATTATGTTCGTAGAATGAAAGGTAATTTATCTGATGCAGCAAGAGATAATGCAGAGTTAGATTTAAACCAAACTGTACTAGAGTTTGATAAACCATCAGAAGAACTGTTACAAGACTTTGCTAGGGAGATTATTAAAAGACAAGACATATTAGAAAAAGATAACTTAGAACCTTTGCTCAGTAGATCCAGAGAGAAGGCTATGAGATTATCTTTGCTTTGTACTTTAGCTTCTAGTGCTGATGCAACAAAGATTACAGCTGATATAACTAAGTGGGCGATTGATTACATTAGATACTACGATCTTATGTTTATTGAGTCTTGTAGAGACAAAGTAGCAAGTTCTGCAACAGAGTCTAAGATTAAACAAGTCTTATCATTTATTAGATCTAGAAATGGAGAAGGCATATCTAAAAGAGAAGTAGATAGGCATGAACTATTTAGAAGCATGAAGTCATACGAAGTAAAAGAAATTATAGAACGATTAAAAAATGCTGGAGAAATCCAGGAAATTGAAATAAAAGTTGGGGGCAAAGGCAGACCAACCAAAAGGTTTGTTGCCGTAGATCCTAACTTCTTTGAGGAATAATATGAAGACACCATCATTAGAAAGCAGAGAAGATCAGAAAAGAGAAGAACGAGTCGCAGGATTCTTGGAGGGCCTTTGGGGAGTTAGTTGTCATAAGTTACCCACAAGTTATTCACTAGATTATTGGATAGAGTCGCAAGAAAAAAACTATTGGTGCGAAGTTAAATGTCGTACCTTTGCGTATGACAAGTATGACACTTTGATAATTTCTACGAATAAACTTAGAAAAGGATCTTCGTTTGCATTAGCAACAGGGGTACCGTTCATTATTGTTTATGCTATGACTGATGGTATTTATATGCATGAATGGAAGAAAGACTTTGTTTATGATGTCAGAATGAATGTAAGTGATAATCCTACCTATGACGAAGACAACGAACCTTACATACATATACCGTTAGAAGAGTGGATCTGTTTATCAGATAAGCCTTTGGGTATGGACCGTAATGAAATAGGTTTCTGATGAGAAAGAATGCACCAACAACCAAACTTACTAAAGAACAAGAAGCCTGGATGGAGAAACAAAAGTTATATGCAACTCACCCTATCTATAATAATTCTTTAATAAGAAAGATTTGCAATGATTTTGATGGGAAAGTAATTGAAGTAAACGGTAGAAGTATTACCCAAGCCTAGAAGGTCTACCGAATAACTGTTCGTCTAGATCTAATCTTTCTTGTGATAAAGGATCTAGGTTAGGCATTTCAATTGATGAAATATCTGGTAGAGGTATGTTTTGAACAACAGGTGCTTGAGTTGACCGTAAGTTTTGTCTTGTTTGTTGTTCTATATCCTCTACTCCAGTAACTACTTCTTGTGCTGCTTTTTTTGTATCGTTAATTATTTCTTCAACTCCTGCTGCATCTATTACGCCATCCATAATATCACCAGCTAATGATCCTGCTTGCTCTGCTTCCATACCTAACTCTCTTACAAGAGTTTGTCTTATTGCTTGTTCGGTCATATCTACAGAAGTTATAACTGAACCTTTATCTGTTTTAGCAAATGCAGCTACTACTCTAGGAGAAGCAAAAAGTTTTCTTGCAACTGCTAATCCTAAAACCGTAGGTAATACAGCTATTGGGTTAAGGGCCAAACTAGCTCCAATACCAGCAGCAACCAATCCACCAGCTGCGCCTCCACGACCAGCTTCTTGTTTAGTTAAAGTGTCTATTGTTCTTTGAAAGTTTTTTAAACCTTGGGTAAGCTCTTTGCCAAACATAGCATCTAAGGTTTCATCACCATAAGAATCTAAAGCTGTTTTTAAATTACCAGGCTTAAATAAATCTGTAATTCTTCCTTTTCCATTTAAGTCTATAGACTTAGATAAAAGTTTTTGCATGCTTGCTTGTTGTATGCTGGTAAACACCTCATCACTTACGGTATCTTTTAATATCTGTATATTTGCATTAGCGTTAGGCCTAAAAATTATATTAACCGTTTCATCTATTCCTTTTAACGGTAAATCAGATATTGCTCTGTTGGCCTCTAACTTTAATCTATCTTCAGAAGCTTTAGCTAATTGTTTTAATCCTTGTACAAAAGCCAAGCCTTGATCGCTCGCATTCAAACCAACTTGTCTGCTTGGATTTGTAAAGTCTGCTACTAAGTTTTTTATATCTTGAGGTTTTAATCTTGGGTTGATTTTATTAATTTGATCTATTGTAGTTCTTACAAGGTTGGCTGTATTTTTACCCGTAGCGCTATCAGTAAATAAAGAATCAAATTTTCCAGGATAATCTCTTTCAAATTTTTTAACTTCTTTTGCAAATTGAGTAAAGTTAATTGATTCATCTACAACATCCGTTGATGCTCTAAATGCATCATTAAATAATCTTTGTTTAATTTGAGCTTTTAATCTTTTTTCTGTATTACCAACCTTTCCTGCTTGGGTTAAGTATTTATCATACTGGTTAAGTGCTTTAAATATGTCATCTAACTCAGCTTTATCTCCATTTAAAATAACTTTTTTATAAATTTCATCTACATCAAATGCACCTTTCTGAGAATTAGAAATAATTTTTTTAATTTCCATTCTATCAAATGGAGCCATTCTTTCAGCAGCCGTTCTGTTTGCAATTCTAAGCTGTTCTATTGCATTATTCATATCAGATAGCACGTCACCTTTTACTTCAATTTCATCTCCAAACGAATTAGGATTAAGCTCCTTGTTTCTTTTTATGGTTTTTGCTAATTGAACATTAAAGTTAGTCACACCCTCAACTTCTAATTGAGTTAGAATACTGTTAGGCCCTCCTTTTGGTACAAAATATTCCCCATTTTGATTTACTCTAGAATCATCTAACTTACGCATTACTTCAATAATTACTTTACGCTCTGGGCTTGCTTCAAGAGTATCTCTTGAAATGGTGTTTAATTTTGAGTAAGCATTTCTTATATGTGATAAAGATACTAGGTTTGGATTGCCAAATTCATCTATTGGGTTAGCAACATCTTGTCTTAATTTTGCAAGCGCTTTTTCTATTTGAGCAACTATGCCTCCATCTAACTCATCTTTATTATTTACACCCCAAAAATAATCTGCATCTTTATGTTGTTTAATTAATTTAAGTGATTCATCAACATTATCATATATAACATTACGAATAATTCTGTCAGTTGTTTGTGCTTTCGCAAGTTCTAATCCTGTTTTTCCTTCAGTAGAAACAAGGTCATTAAAAACCTCGTCTACACCCCTGTATTTTTTTCCTAAATCAATTGTTACCTCGCGTCTTGCTTTTGCTAAATTTTCTTTTAACTCATCACTTAACATTTTTCTAGTTGGAGCATCACCATAATTACCAACTTCAATTGCATCATCTACAACCTCATCCAACATTTTTTTAAGTTGTTGGGTAACACTTTTTTCTTTTAATCGTAATGCTTGCAAACTTGCTTGCACCTGTTCATCTAAAGATCCTTTGGTTGCATCTGAAATAGATTTTTGTAGCAAAGCATTTTCTCCGCCTATTTCTTTTAAAAGGTTGTCTATTTCAAGTCTTAAAAAACCAGCAGTTTCTTTGTCTCTGGTATTACCAAGAACCTGTTCAGCAATATCTTGTAATCTTCCAGGAAGTTTTCTACCTAAAGTTGCTTGGGATGCAATACCTTTAAAATCAAATTGTTTAACTCTGCCATCTCTAATTGCTTTTGCTATTTGTCTTTCACTTGCTTCTTTACCTAAACTTGCATCTAATTTCAATATGTCAGTTGCAGACCTTCCCTTGGCCATTTGCCTGTTAAGCCTTAAATCTTCTACTGGCGCATTTTTACCTAAAAATAATTTAAACCCCATTCCAATAAGTTCACCTACACCTTGACCAATAGACCCAAATAAAAATTCACCACCAAACAAATCTTTTAATTCATCTCTTTCTTGAAGCTGAAAACCTTCTTGGTAATCTAATGCTTCTTCCGCAGCTTTACCTACGGATGAGCCTGTTCCAGCAGCAACCATTCTTGCTATTCTGGATCTACCACCAAATAAAGCTGTCAAGCCTTTGATAATTTTTAATTGCGGAGACATAACAGCAATAGCTCCAGCAATCGGGCCAGCTATACCTGCAAAGTCTGCAAGATCTCCAGTCTTTAACCCAAAGTCATTTTCATCAATTATGGTATTTAACGGTATTCTTGAACCGTCAGTAAGTGTTCTGTATTGAATTGGTAGCCCTAGTTCTTCTAAGCCTGTAGGCTTTATTGCTACTTGTCCTTTAGTGTTTCTTGTAAAACCTGATGATCCTACAAAGTTAGATAATACTTGATCTTGTTCGGTTGGAGTTTCTGCTCTGGCTAACTGCGCTCTAAGATTTCTAAGTACGCCTTCTCTTTCAGTACCTTTATCTATTTGTCTTTCAAACTTACCTTTAACTCCTGTTTCATAATCAAAGTTTAATTTGTCATAAAAAGGAGAAACAGCACCAGATGCTATAGTAGCTTTTACTTTTTTCTTTGCTTCTTCTTCTGTATCAGCTTCTACAAATTCAAATACATCTTCAGAAATATTTACTTTATATCTAGGCATTATAAAGTTGTCTCAATATATCCAGAAGAATTATCGCCAAGTCTATAATTTTCTATATTATCAAAATCAAAGTTTAGGATTCTTTGTAATAAAGGAATATTGTTTTGCAAAACTCTTGAAGGATAACCAGCTTCCTGTAAAGCAGTAGCATTAGACGTAATTGTGTCTTGTTGAGTTCTCATGCTTTCTATTATTTGCGCTCTACTATCTGTAAGTTTCTTTTTAAGTTCTGCTGGTGTTGTAAACACGTTTACGCTACCAAAAATATCAGCAACAAGTTCTCTATCTAAGTTAGAAATAGTTTTACCAGATTCTCCTAAAATATCTCTAACAGATCTTTGTGTAACAGTCTTTAAAATAAGATCTGTTCTTTTGGCCGCTGATAGATTGTTCCAATCTGTTTCTCCATAACCAGCAGCAGCTCTTAAATCTTCACTTATTTTAGAAATAAAACCTCCTACACCAAAAGCCCCAGGTTCATTTATATCTTCATTAAGTATTTTATTTAGATCGCTTACAATTCTTTCATCTTCATCAAAATCTTTTAATGCGCCTGTCAAATTTCCTTCAAATTCAACATAATTTTTAATTTGATTTTTATCGTATGGTTCTGCGTTTGCAGCGTCTAAAGCTGCTTCAGCTTTAGCTAACCTCAATTTCATTTGGTAATCTCTTTCTTCTTTGTCAGCCATTAGCTCTCTAGCTGCTCTTTCTTCGGCGGCTTTAGATGCTCCACCTGCAAGACCTGCACCCATCTGACCAGTTCTTGTAAGCTCGCCACCTACGTTTCTAATAAAGTTAAGGAATCTATCAGAGCCAAAGAATCCTGGCTGATCTAATTTTCTACTTATAGGATCATTTTGTTTTCTAAGTTCTTCTTGTTTCACGACATCTGTATCAGTTACAGGTCTTTCAATTTCTGGAAGCTTAGGCAAAGCTATTTCATCTAATGTAGATTTAAATTCATCTTCAGATAAGCCGCTAAACTTAGCTTCATTTTCTGCCAAAGTATCAGCTTCAGTTTTATCCACATCTACCTTTTGTTCTATCGGTTTAATTTCATCTAATAGAGTTGCAATCTCATCATCTTGTTCTAATCTTCCTTCAGGCAATAAATTTCCAAACTCATCTCTACCAATCATTTCTTTTTCATAAGCTAATCTTCTGGCTTCTAAAGAACCAGGACCACCTTCAATACTTAAAGTTTCACTTGTAGTAATAGGCGTAGGGCCGCTAGGTCCGCTAACTTCTGTAACGGTAGCCGTATCTACAATATTTGGTTGATTTAATTCATCAAGATCTTTATCAATATCAAAAATTGGATCTCTTCCAAGAATTTGAGAAATAATATTTGCAGCACCTTTTACTTTTGGAGGAAACGCATCTTGAAAACCTTGAGATAAATTTACATTTGGACTCATACTAGCTGCTGTAAATGTTCTGTCAGGATTAATATTTCTTTCGCCAGTAATTCTTTCTAATGCAGCTCTTGATCTTTCTTGATCAGTTGGAAAAATAGAATCCATTTCATCTCTTTTAAATCCAAATATTCCAGTCCTAACATCATCATCTGCTGTTTTTAAATAATCAGAACCAACAAACTCACCTATCCCAGCTATACCTTTTTTTACATACGGCTCAAAAAATCGACCAGTAGCAATTCCTGCATCTATTAAACCTGTTCCAACATCTCTTGGCTGTAAATACCCAAAAGATCTTTTACTTAAATCAAACGGTTCATCTTGATCTCTAAATTTTTCTAAAGCAGAAGCAACATTTGAGCCTTTGATTAAAGTATCATCTTTAAGTATTGGATATAAATTTCTACCTTTTAAAAATAAATCACTTACAAAATCTTTATCAAGGTTGTAAATTTTTCCTGAAACAGTATCGTATATTTGATTTGGTCCAAGAGGACCGCTGGGTGTACTAGCGCCACCACCATTTGAAAACATCTTTCTATTAAGAAAGTTCATGTTAGTTTCCTCGGCCAGGTACTAAAGCTCCGTAAGCAGAGAAAGCTGCTCCAAGACCTTGAGCGCTTGGATCAGGAGCCATACCGTATGTAGAATCGATCTGGCTTCCTGCTTGTTTGTAGCCAGGTAGTAAAGAACCAATACCCTGCATAGTTTGTAACGGCCTCATTTGCTGTTGCAACTGTTGAGTAAATTGTCTTTGATTTTGTAGATCTGCAATATTTCTACCAGCAGCACCTAGACCCATTAATTCAGATCTTTGACCTCTGTTTAATGCTTCTAAGTTTTGACCAATACCAGCAAGTTGACCGCCATATCCTGCTAATTGAGATCCTAATTGAGAAGCGCCAGCTCCTCTTTGTCCACCTATACCTAACAATCCACCAGCTAAGCCTGCTCTCGCAGCAGCCTCGCTTTGACCAAACTGTTGTAAGCCACTAGCTAAACCTTGCTCTGCTCCTAATCTTGATCCAGCAAATCCACCCAAGCCTTGAGCAGCAGCTCTTTCTGCTTGTCTTTGCCTTGCAAATTCACCCATACCTGTTTGTTGTGCTTGTGAAAAACCTCTTGCTCTTATGTTTGATAGTGCGTCACCTAGACCTCTACCAAGCGCTTCTCTTCTTTCTTCAGCACCCAGCCTAGCCCTAGATCCAAAAGCTGATTCGCCACCAGCTGAGATAGCTTGCGCTCTTGCCGCTATATCTTGCTGATCGCCAGCTTTCATTACATCATCAATAGTTTGTTGAACAACTCTATCTTCATAAGGATTGTAGAACTGTTCTGTCATACTAGGATCGTATGCACCTAAAGTACCTCTAAGAAGATTTTCTGATTCACCTAAGCGGTTGCCATATTGATCAACAGCTCCTGTTGCAATACCTCTTGCTTGGCCAATCCCAGAAAGAGCGCTGTCTAAACCTAAGCCATATTGCTCTTCTGCTCTAGAAAAATAAGGATCTTGTAGTTGTTCGGCTCTTCTAGATTGTTCTATAGCTTGATTAACTAAATCTTGTTGTTGAGTAAAGAACGGTTGGAATGCACCAAGGCCAGCTTGCGCTCTTTGTCTTGCTTGAGTTTCTAATGGATCTAAACCAGCTGTTTGTTGTAAAGGAACATCACTTCCTATTAAGTTAGCACCAGCTTGTTGTAATTGATTATAAAAACCAGGAGTGCCGTCAGTACCAAAATATAAAGCCCGTACAAGCGGGTCTGTTATTGTTTCGGCTGTTATCTGACTTTGAAGTACGGGATCTACTGTATTAGCCATTATGCCATACTCCCTGAAGCGTTATACTTTTCAAATGTGTCCATTAGTTTATTCATTACCTCTACACCTTTTTCTCTATCTGGTTTACTGGATGCTATCAACTCAATACCTTTTTTTGTTTTATTAAATTTAAAACCACCAGCGCCGTTGTTAGCAGCAGCCGTCATAACAAACTCACCATCACTAAGCATAGCTGGTATATCATCAGAGGTTCCTGTTCCAGGACCGACTGACTCACCACCATTTCGCATATCTAGTTCGCCTATTGCAGCCAAGCCACCTTTATTAAATTGTTGTCTGCCGTAACCTATTGGACCACCAAAGGCCGCAGCTTTTCTTACACCTAAATCAAAACCACCAAATACAGGAGCTGGATTAAGATCTGGTCTTATTGATTGTCTAATATCGGTTAAACCACCTTCGGTTTTTTTTGTTGCATCTTTAACAGCTTTACCGTATAAAGCAGCCATTGCTAATGCCGCTGCATTTAGCCCGCCTCCTCCAGATTGACTTGAAGAACTTTCAAGAAATCCTCCGCCTTCTCTTACTGGATCAGATTGCTTGCCCGTTATAAAATCTTCTATTTTTCCAACAGCACTTTGTCCAGGAGTTTTTTGAAAGAAATTTCCAATATTACCAACGGCCCTTCCATCAATTCCAATTCTGCCAGAGCCTTCTGTACTAAAATCTGATTTTCTTCCTTTTAGAAAATCTTCAATTACACCCACATAACTTTGACCTTTTTTCTTTCCAGCACCAAAAAATCCAGGTTGTTGTTGTTGGTCATACATGTTTTGAGCTTCTGCTTGAGTATAATAATTTCCATCATTTGCTCTAATAGCTATTTCACCATTTTGATTAGTAATGCTATCGTTTATGTCAAAATTGCTGTTTAACCAAGTAGTTATGTCTCCTCCACCACCTTGATCAGATGCCATCATCATCTGCCCATCCATACCAGGTGTATATGCAGCGTTCATTATGTTGCCTACTGGATTTCCAGCAGAAGTAAATGTATCAAAAGCTTGGCCTCCCATAGTATCAGCTCCGCCTACATTACTAAATATTCCTCCATATCCTTTTCTTTGATCTTCTGCATATGTTTTACCTATCTCTTGACCATATCTTAGAGGATTAAATACAGTTTCTCCCTCAACTACATTTCCAAGACTATCTAATTTATCAACTTGACCAATATTTGAAAGTGCGCTTCCAAAGCCACCACCAATATTTTTAAAATCGCCAGAGGTTATAGATTGAAGTGCGCCATCTTTACCAAATACTTTTTGACTTCCACCAGCCATTACGGTCATGATGTCACCAAGACCACCTTCACCTTTAGCAAGTTTAAGTGCAGCAGCCCCTTTTTGATAAGTAACGGCAAAAGGAGTCCAAGGACCAGGTATAACAGCTGCAACAGGTGCTATTTTCTTAACTACTTTTTTTACGCTTCTAGCAGTTTTTTTTAGAAATTTTCTTAAACCAAATTCAGGCATGCCTGTAATAGGATTGATAGACATACCTTCGCCAACAGTATATTCATTAGGATCAAGCCCTACTGCCACCATTTCATTTTCAATTATTTTTCTTGTAGCTGGAGAGATAACTGCTGGTACTACCATTTCTCCTGTCATGACGTGAGCGAGTTTTGTGTCTCCACCTCGTCCAAGGGCTGCTAAACCTTTATTTGAATTGTCTATTCTATTCATTTTTAAATTTTACCCTATTCTTCTATACATTTTAACCAAAATACAAGTAAGTATCTATTTCCTGATTCTACCGATAGGCCTCTATGCATATGGGTAAAGCTCGGAAATATTAGAGCGTGGCCTGTAGGTAATGGTTCAACTGTACCACGATTTAAAAACTCAGTCCCGCCCCCCTTGTACTCACCTGTATTTAAGGGGACAACCATACTAATATCGGCACTAGCATCATGATGCCAAGCGCCTTGTTTTTTATCCTTTAAATTATAATTAGCTATTTGAATGCCGCCACCATTTACGTGCCTATTCCAAATATTTAAAAATATAGGATTACCTATAGTATATATCGTTTGAAACAAAGATTGATAGATTTCTGGACAATTATCTTGAAAAGTTATTTCTGGTATTTGTCTTAAAGTATCTTCTTCTGGATTGGGTTGAAAACCATAAAAACTTTCTAAGTTTTGTATTTCATCTAACAATATAGAACAAAACTTTTTTGAAAAGAAAGGAACCGTATATACATCTTTCAACGGTTCTTTTATCACTTCATTTAACTTTGTTAGCTTGGGATTGTTGTTACCTTTATTGTTATAGAAATCTACTATAGTTGGTAAAGAGTCTTGGACTGCATCAAATGTTTCTTTTTCTATATACCAATCAGCAGGATGCTCAAGCAATATATTTTTAGTTTTATATTCGTTTTTTATAGCTAACTCAACCATTATTAAAGTTAGTGATGTTTATAGATATATCTCCACCTGTAATAATATCTATCTTACCTAATGATAAAGTAGCTTCAAAACCAAAGTCATTTGCTCTTTCGCCTATATCAACCCACTTAGATCCTGTATAAACCTGCAAAACGCCTAAAGTAGTATTCCATATAATACTGCCTGGCAAAAAGTTAAATTTAAGTTTATCTGCATCATTAACTTGTTGAGTGCTGTTAACATCAACCGCACCTAAGTTAATTTCTAAAATTCTTGTAAGTCTGTTAAATATATCTGGGCTGACTGAACCTACAGCAATTGGAAGTTGCGTTTGTAGAATCTTGCTCATCTCTTGCCGTCAGTTCTTACATCAATCCTTGTAGCTCCTAATCTCCATCCAATTCCTAAATTACCGTCATTTGGCGCATCATCATCTGACTCAAATCTTAAAACCATTTGTCTTGCTCTGCCCCTAACAAATGCCTGTTGAGTGTTTGCTTGTATAGAGCTTGTTGAGTTGACAGACAAAGAATCTCCTGGATAGTTTCTTGTTTTAACTACAATATTTACAGATCCATCTTCGTTGCTGTTTTGAATAAATTTAAAATCTGGAATAATTTTTTGTATAAAAGTAAATTGTTCTCCATCACCTAAATCAAAATCAGAACTTTCTATAAACACATTAGTCATAGGAGATCCATCATCATCAAAGCCTATTTCTTGTTGATACAGATAGCCATTACTAACAGCTCTAGGGTAGTTTTCTATACCAGCATCTAACCAAGCTGTTCTACTTAAAGATCCATAAAACCAAACATTTTCTGCGTAATTATAAATAACATACTTATCTATCTCACTACTAGAAGAAGAACAATAAAACCAACCAACTTCATTTTTATCTGCAATAGTAAATGCATTAATTTTAAAAGATTGAGTTAAATTTATATCAGAAAAAACATAATTCTGGACAGTACAAGGAACGGTTTGAACACTACCATTATAGATATAAAAATTATTGTAGCTCATCCAAAACACACCTTGAGGCGCTGTAATAGCTGCTTTAGGCCCTATTAATCCTATTCCTTCATTAATTAAATTAACTCCAAATGTAAAAGGCGGACCAATAAACTGCATGCTATATAAAGCAGTATCAGTCCAAACTAATATTTCTTGTCTAGACTTAACGGCACCAATAATAGAAGAGCCAGAAGATAATCGTAAAGATCCTGCTGTATTTGTTGTTTGAGGCTCAAACTCTAAAGCATTTTCTTGGTCACTAAATGCAATTAACATAGGATCAACAGCTCCAGTTCTAACGCCCCCCGATAAAGGATCTGCGCCTAATACAATTAAATGACGATCTTTTTCTGAAGTAATAACTTGTAACCCTACTGTTGGTACTTGATTAGCTCCAGATGTTGTAGAAAGGTTAACAGCTCTAGTTGTAAGGCCGTTATTTTCAACCCATCTATATATGCCTCCACCTCTTTGATTAATAATTAAATCTTCTCCAAAGTTGTCATGAGTCCATAATCTAAGTTGATTGGTAGAAGATAGTGCTGTTGCAGATCCAAAGGCTCCCTCTCCCCATCCATTTAAACCCCAACCAGTACCAGGCACATAAACATCCAGACCCACATTCAATTGATATGTGCCAACGGTTGATCCACCACCATTACCGCTATCGCTTGAATTAGCTGTTACTTCAGCTCCGCTAGTATCTTTAGCTTCAATTGTGTAAGAATTAGAATTTACGATTGTAGCTATTTGATATTCTTGATTAAGTACTGTAGCAGTAATATTACCGCCTAAAGATGCTGCTCCTGAAAATGTTACAAAATCATTTTGTACTGCCCCATGAGCTGTATCTGTTACTGTAATGGTTGAATCTCCATCTACCGCAGCAAAAGTTACATCTCCCGCAGCTGTAGTAGATCTTATTGGGGTTATGTCATTAAAAGAAGTACCCTCTTCTATATAATATTTCCAAGTTGTTCCTAAACCTAAATATTTAGTTCCAGATAATGCTATCCAAGGATGCAAAGCCCTGCAAGTTCCTAAAAAAGTATTGTTACTATCTTTAGCCCAACCACCAAACTTTTCGGGTCTACCTTTTCTAAAACGAACAAGGTTGCAGTCAAACCAACCGCCCTCATTATCATAATCAGTACCTTCTCTGTTGATACCTGGTTTAAATATTGCTTTCTGTAACGTCATTTAATGATTCTAGTTTTGGTGTTTTATTTACATATAACAAAGTTTCTAATAAAGATTCTTTAGAATCTATTTTATTTAAACTGCCTATAGTTTTTGCATACTCAGTTAAATTGTTCTTTTTATCAACAGGAACAAAAATAACTTTATTTATCGGCAAAGCAACCAAACAGAAAAAGTCTATTTGACCGTCTCCATATCTTACCATTTTATTTTGTCTAGTGTTATTAGAAGTTCTTCGTCCAGATCTTATTTCCCAACGGTAATAATCTGCTTTTGATCTTTTGTAAATTTTGTTTGTTGTTTTAACTTGGACTCGGTAAAGTTTGCCTTGATGATCAAGTATTAAATCAGACCTATGATTTGATGGAGACATAATAACTGAGTCGCAATATCTAAGCATGTAAGATGCTGCTAGATATTCACCAGCCAAAGCAATTCTAGCTGTAGAATGAGGCATAAGCCCTTCCTATAAATTTAACCGCTGTTAAACCTTACCCCATTCTTTGCCTTCAAACAATAAAGACTCAGCGTTTCTTCTTCTAACCAAACCTTCATTTACTTGTTTATTTACTTTATTCCATCTTCTCATTTGGTTAGGAACTTCTTCGTATTTACTCTCGTTTAAAACTTTTAACAAGGTAGAGCTTTTTAAATTAGCAGGCCCAAGGTTGTATACCCAAGACACCAAAGCATCAAACTGAGATTGATTTAAAGGCACTTTTACAAGAGAGTTTACATAATGCTCGTACTCATCCTCTAATTCTTGCCAAAGCATAAATTCAGCTTTTTCTTTAGACCAAACATCACCTTCTTTAACATCTTTGGTATGGCCGTATCCTATTGTCCAAACGCCTGCTGGACATTTATATGCAACTGCTTGACCTTCATCATTAACAGGCAAGCCTTCAAATTTTTTGATGATACAAAAACCTTCGTCTGAAGTATGCATTAGGTTCCGAATACGATTGTTACGAAAGCAATTAATAAAGTTCCCATAAAACCGAAAGTCCCAAAAACTGCCATTCTTAGGGTTTTGTTTAAATCGTTCATTTCTGATTTTATTTCTGCTGTTTCTTTGAATATGCTTTTCCATCTTTCCTCACATTTTGCCTCATGCGATTTTAAGTCTGATGCAACAGATTGAACTGTATTTCTACTCGCCATCTTTCTTATCACCCGTATTGGATGCTCCAAAGTAAAACGATATAACTGCTGACGCCAACCCACCTAAATATCCTAACACTAAATTAATTAAAGCTTCAGAATTTTGTTCGGGTGGTTGTAAAGTTACTAAAAATATATAACCCATAAATCCACCAACAACAGCAATACCCATAATTCTAGCAGTCCAATCTTTGCTAAAGTTTTTTCTAGCATCTTGTTTTTCTACTGTTTCTAACCTAAATATATCTACATCTAGCTCTTTCATTTGAACTTCAAACTGTTGTTCAGCTTTTTTAAGTTCTAGCATTTGTTCTGGAGTAGCTGCTTGAATGGCTTTGTTAATAGATTTGGGATCTGCTTGACAGCCAAGCACACCAGCAATAACAGATGCTGCTTGACCACCTAACGGACCACCTAATGCGGATCCTAATGTTGGAGCAAGCGCTCCTACTACATTTTTAATTAAACCAAATTTCATAATTACCCCGCTAATGGATTTTTTTCTTCATTAATTTTAGATTCTATCTTTTGTACATCTTTTTGTAAGTTCATGTACTGTTCTTTTAAAATAGACCAATTGTTAGTGTTTTGATTAACAGCCCCTTCTAAAATATTTATTTGCTCTAACTTTTTTAATTTTTGTTCCATAACAGAAATTTGTGTTACAAGGCTGTTAATGTCTTCTTCGTAAGAAACAGATGTTTGTGCCTCTAAGTTTTCAATTCTATTAACATAGGTTGCTCCTTGATAGCCAAAGCCAGCAAGTGTTGTAACAATACCAACAAGCGCTATAAGTTGCGTTGTTTTATTTTCAAACCAATTCATTTCAGTCTCCTATAATGCTGGCTGTAATTTTTTTAATTCAGTCAAAGTTTCTATACTTTGTCCTGCTAGCTCATAAAAAGCCGCAGTATTATCTGAAAGGTTGCTATTAGTATAAATGTTTTTTGACTCATACCAAAATTCTTTTTCAGGTATGTATACGGTTCTGTAATTATTAAATCCTGGCAAAAAGCCCATAACCGCTATAATAGCGTTTTCTGAGCCATACTCCCCAGTTTCTTCTTGTTTGGCCGCATTTTGTTCTTGAGCTGTTTGTAAGTTTTGAGCAATAATATTTTCAACGGTAGTTTCTGAATCAGCATCAACAGATGCAATAGACGTATCCATCTGATCTTGCGTTGTTTCTGTTGTTACATTCGCAACTGTTACTTCAGTTGTTACCGTTTCTGTTTCAACAGTTGTTGAACTAAAAGAAGTATCCGCTACAGACATGCTGCTCATATCTAAAACTTGATTGGTTTGAGCTGTAGATGATGCAAATTGATCTGACATGCTAGGCGAACTGCTGGTGCTAATACCAGCGTTAGATGAGTTACTTACAGCATTTCCAGCAGCAGCAGTATTTCCAGTAGCATGTATAGAATTACCAGCGTCAGTACCACTAACACTTTGATTTGCGGTTTTTATTGTAGATGCAACCACTCTAAGAGCTACTTCTTTACTAATTGAGCTTTCACCTTTTGTATTTTCTCTTTCAGCAACTTGAAACTCTTCTTCAAATACATCTTCTTCTATAATTTCTTCTCTCTCTATTCTTTCTTCTTCTATTTCAGCTTCAGCCAGCCTTTCTTCTATTGCTTCAAAAACTTCTTCGACAACCTCTTCTTCAAAAATTTCTTCTATAAACTCTTCTTCTGGGTCTTCTGATATTGCAATCTCCTCCTCTCTTCTAGTTTCTTCCTCAAACCATTCTTCCAACTGCTCTATAGTTTCAAGCTCAATAAATGTTTCAGGTTCTCTGTAATCTTCAACAAGAAAGGTTTCTTGAAAAATAAACTCTTCAATCATTAAATCTTCAACAGGTAAAAATGTTTCTTCTTCCTGCATAGGAAAGTCTTGCCCAACTTCAAATGAATCTCTGTATTCTTCATTAGGAAACATTTGCTCAAAAATTATTTCTTCCTCAAACATAAATTCTTGTTCTTCAAAGTTTTGTTCTTCAAACTCATAAACAAACTCTTCAAACATAGGCTCTTCTTCATAGCCAAACTGTTCTTCTTCTTCGTAACCGTAGTCAAATTGATCTTCTTGAAAGTAACCTATATCTTCTTGCTGCGTATAACCAGGGCAAAATGGCCCATACTGAGGATCTAAATCGCATTGCTGGTCATCATATGCATCCCAATAATAGGGGCAAGACTCATCATAAAGAGAATTTATATTGCATTGTTGCGTTAATAAAGCATCTGCATAACCGCTACAACTAGAATCATTTAAAGGATTGCTGCAATCAACCACCTCTCCCACAAAAATAGACCCACCATTTTCTAGGGTTTGATTTTCGCCTATATCATTCCAATCTTGATTAACACAGGTTGTTGAGTTAATAATTCCTGTATTACATTCATCGTGAAAGTAATAAGTTTCTAGTTCTTTTTCGTTACCCTGTATGCCTATAAAAACATCGTGGTCTTTAATATCTAATTGTCCATAGATGGCTTCATAAGTGTTATTGGGGTACAACCAAAGCTCAAAAGTATTTTTAGAATCTCTGTAATACTCCCACATTTCATACCAACCAAAAATAACTTTATCATCAAAACTTTTGGCTAACATCGAAGAGTTCTCACCCATAATAAGATCGGTCCAAAAAGGATACATTGTATAGTTAGTGTTGGGGGATGGGCTAGGGTTGTATTGCGTGCAGTTCTTTTCCCATGTGTCGGCTGTTGATAATGAGCCTAAAATTAAACAACCATTACTAGCCATGTAACCTTGGTTAAAAGTTTCGCCAAAAAAATTAAAGTCAAAGCCAAAGTTAAACACTTGAGATGTGCCGTCATCACTGGCTGA